GAAGCTAGCATGATAGGGCGGGCTGTAGAGTTGGTATATGTAGTTGCGTAAGCACGGGAGGCTGACACATTCTGCCAACTTTGCCCAATACCAAAGGCACCATAGGTAGCGGCATTCGCATCGTTGAGCCAAGCTGCGGGAACTGGTGTTACAAAGTCTGTAAATACTGTAGAAGCCATTATTAAATTCCTTTATTGTAGAGGGGTAGAGTGAGCCAATAGCATGTCTTTTTGTTGGCTCCCATGACTAGATCCAAAATAGAATCCAATTATCATTGTCCAAGATGTTCCTAGACTTCCCAACATAACCAACAGAGGTTCTGAGTGTGGTACATTAGTAAACATCATAGCTGCCAAGATGCCAAAGAAACCTAAGGTAACGAAGATAGCTAGTAGAGGAGGAATCTTACTCTGAGTTGACACTTGCATCTTACGAGCAGAGTCAGTGTCTGCAAACTCAAGTGAGGAGTATTTAAAACCCCTCTCCTTTTCCTCATTCTGATATTGCAACTCCAGTTGCCTAATCTGTGTCAATTGCTCAGGACTAAGCTTTCCATCTTGGAACTGCTTAGACACGTCTGCAACCGTTGCATTGTCTACACCGAACACCTTACCTAAGGCAGAGACAGCAACGCCTCCTAGAGGCCCTAGAAGGGCACTAGCAAGGGTTGGGGCGATGGTGGATAGTATAGTAGAAAGGGGATTCATACTTCTTTCTTCTTTGGCAGGTTAATTGGCTTTTTCTTTTCTGCTAACTTCTGTTTCGCTGTCGTCATATCCGTATTTCCTTAATAGAGTTTTAACTGTTACTGTTTCTATGATGAAAAGGGCTCTGGTCCCCATGTGACCACTTATTGCTACCAAGGCTGCTGTTATAGACCATCCTAAATTTGCAGCATCACAAATCTCAAACGCGATGATCCCAACAAACCCACTGGTAATTATCTCAGTGGCAAACCTTAGTAGACTAAAGGAAACCCCTGATTTACCGATTCGATTTAAATATCCTACCAATCCTCCTAGAGAGGAAATGACAATGGCAAATATGAACGGAACTAGTTGGGATATCCAATCTACTGTTTTTTCTGGCATTGGTTTTATTAGATCTATAAGATGCTACGGTGTGAATGTTCCTGGAGGAACCGGAGGGACTGCTATGATGGAAGTTAGAGGAACAAAACTATCTGTAGACTGGGGCCTTGTCCAAGGTGCAGCCTGTATATCAATCTTAGCTCTAACGAAATCCTGTGGTTGGCGAGTCTCCCAATCACGGGAGCACACCATCATCCCATCCCATCGTTTCCGTAAATCAGAAGATAAGAAACGTCTACCGCATACATCACAGATGACTTTCCACTCACCCCTAACATAACGAATACGAGCAGCCATAGTTATACCCCTAGTTTGCTAATGTCAATGGAGATGAAGAAAGCTCCAACCCCTTTGAGTGTGATGTTCATGTCATGTCCAATCAATCCTCCAAAAGGATCTAATTCAACTTTCCCTTTACCACTAAGAGGTAGGATGTAGGGTTCATCTTTATAAGAGAGGAGGATACGAAGTCCATCTTCAATGAGGAAACAGATGTTATCTAACCGTAAACTCTTAGGACACCCTACCAACTCTTCCAAATCTACCAAAGAGAAGGTAGAGTCTACTTCACTCTTAATGTTACCACTAACGTAAAGGATTGTGTTACGAGCACCGTCTAGATGTTTGGTGATTGAGATGGCATCTTTAGTGCCCTTGTCAGACATTAGCTTTCGCATCAATTATTCCTTTCTTATTAACGGAAGTCAGTGGGGTCTGGAACCATACAAGTTCCGATGGTGATACCAGCACACAAGCACAGCCCGATGTTGAATGCAACTATCACCGCGTCAAACTGGTCGGTAATGAGTAGGCTAATCAAGATCGAGATGAGCAAACTTGATGCAGACAGCAGAGAGACGTGGATGATTAGGCTGCGCATTTTAGTTAGCTACCCAAACAGTTGCATTGCGGAAGACAGGAGTAACTACAGCGCCGCCACCTGTAAGCACGCCAAGGAATGTAGGAGCTAACGCGTCTGTTACATAAGCACGTTGACCAACAGTTCCAGCGGGTAGGGTTGCGACTGTATAACCCCCTGTGGATATTGTTGTCGTCGCAGACAGCGTACCCGTTACGGCTGCGCCTGTGGAGGTGGCAGAAACAACGGGTGCCCCTGCTACGACAAGGTTTGATGTTGCCACGCCTATGGATACGCCAGTACCTGCGCCGCCCCCGACATAGATACCTGTACTGCTGGAAGAGTTAACTATGACGGAAGTAGCATTGGCTACCATAGCGTAATTAGTCGCGGACGGTGTAACACTTGTGCTATACAGCGCGCCATACCCGCCAGCAGTATATGGCATGGCAACCAAACCCGTAGCGCCACTACCAAAAGTAGCAGCCCCCGTAGCCGAAAGCGTACCCGTTACGGCTGCACCGGTTGAAGATGCAGTTAATACGGGTGTGCTGTTCACCGCTAATGAACTTGTTGCGGTGCCGTTCAAATAAGTTGCCGAGCCTGAGGTAGCAAAAGCATAGTTAACAGCACTGGGGGTAACGGCGGTCGAATAAATAGCACCATTCCCACCACCCGTAAAAGGCTGTACCACCAACCCCGTAGCGCCGCCACCTATTGATAATGTCGTACCAAGCGTCACCCCGCCTATAAGCGAAACCGTACCCGCTGAAATGCTTTCACTTTTAGTCAACACAAAAACAGGCACAACACCAGCCGCAGCAGTAACAGCCGAGTAAGTCTTAATCAACCCGCCTTCGGTCTGCGCTTTCAGCTCACAGGTTCCGACGTCGTCCCGACCTAAAAAGTTACCTGACGCATCCAGCGCGACGTTGTGACTTTCGTAATTAACAACGAAGTCACCAACTAGCGTATAAAGTGCTCCGCTGGCGGTGGTGTTCCAGCTACCTAAACGGAACTTGGAAAGTTCAATACCTGTTATGCGGTTATCTCCGTTAACAGGTAATGTGTTTGATAGGGTGGAGATTTGTGCTGCTGTTGCCTGTGTAGTTACACCAGCTTGAACTACTGGAAGGAGTTCTGCCCCTGTTAGAACAGCAGCAGAGGGGAGTCCTGATATTTTCGTATTTGCCATATTATACCTTAAAGAATGAAGTAACTAGTTCCGTCTTCTTTTAAGAGGAAAGAAGTACCATCTTCTAATAATAGATATGATGGTATAATGGAGGAAGAAGGATCATTGAGCCCTCCTAGACTAACTCCAATTGAAATTCCGATCCCTATCATATCAGTATAAAGCTAGAATGAAGGTAGCTGTTGTGCCAGTAGCCATTACATACATAGCTGTCACTGGAAGAATTTGTCCTGCGTAGCATCCTACAAAGGTCACTGCTACAGTGTCATTGTCCAGCATGAGGGATACGTTGCCGGCTTGTCCAATGTATACAGCACGACATGGGCCTAGAGCCAATGGAGTGTTATCTGCTGGTGTCACTGCTGTAGCACGAATGGCAGGGGATACTTGATTTGTTACTGAGGCCATTTATTTCTCCTTAGAAAGGAAGTAGCCCCGAAGGGCTACGAATATTAACGAGACATTTCTTGTGCTACAAGAACATAATCAGAATGAATCAAATCTGTCGCTGTAGGGGTACAAGATACAAACTCTGACAGAAGTGCTGCTGTCAAGGTTGCGTTTACAATTCGTGTAAACACTACATCTACATTATAAACAAATAAATCCTGACCATCATAGTAGAAAGACACGTCTAAAGCAGAAGCATAAATCAAGGTCAATCCTGTACCAGCAGCAGTGGCGGGAGCACTGATAACAAATGCTGTAGCACTCGTCACAGAGATCACTGTGGAGTTCAGTGGAATGCCTGTACCATAGACATACTGACCTACTAACAGACCTGCTGTAGAGGTTACAGTGATGGTTGTAGAAGCTAGCACAGTAACACCAGCAGCCAGTGTTCCACTGACATGAGTAGTAACGCCAGTTGCTAGCGTAGTGGCAACACCACCAATAGTAGAAACTAGGTTGACTGAAGTGGACGAAGCAGGCTTTGTGAACCATAAACCGTCAGTTGTAGCTGCTCCAGCTTGCATACCAAAAGAGTATGTACCAGTGGTTGCAAACAAACCTGGGACGGCTCGTTTGACAAACCAGAAGTCATTGCCTGGTTGAAATTGAAATGAGGGGGATGTGCGATACATAGAAGAAGCTGTAGTAGCTGCTCCTGGAGTTAGGACAGAAAAACCACCTACACCAGCTTCTAAAGCGAATGTGGAGGATGTTCCAGTGATAGTGTAGTTTACTGTAGACCCAGTGTCAGTGTAATCAGTAACGTATGTAACTACGTTAGTGCCTACATTAGCACCGGTTTGAATTGGATCTGGCAGAGGGTAGTTCGCCAGAGGAGTGCCGATTTTATGTGTTGATACACCAGAAGGGTAACGAGTTGGGTTTGCCATGATGAAAGTCCTTTTGCGTTAAGGGTTAAGTCTTAACGTCCTGCGAGGGACGCTAGGGACGTAGTACAAATTATTTACTTCTTTGGTTTTGCTATTTTACCAACTGCTACAACACGCTTCTTGCGTGTTCCAGAAGGTTGTTCTTGTGTTACTTCTTTAGGTTTTTTACCTTCAATACCTTTAGATGTTTTTGGCGAAGCCATTTATTATCCTTTATAAGAAAGAGTATATATATAATATATTATATATTATATGTTACGTAGTAACATTAAGTAATATATTTATATCCTAATATAATACTATTATAACATAGTTAAAGAGGTTTGTCAATAGGGAAAAGAAAATAAAGAGGAGTTATTTCTAACCCCTCTTCTTCTACTTCACTTGGACAAAGTCAAGTGCTATATAACGGCTAAGGACCGTTATGTTTTATTCCATTGTCATCATGGACCATTCACGCCGTACACAGCTCGTGGATCAGTCCAACCAAAGCTATAACGCTCGTAACCCTTAGCTTTCGCATTCATGGTATCGAAGTCATTGTCTTGGTCAAAACTAATACCAGTACGCTCGTAGTATTTCATACCATTCTGAATGTTGGTACGAAGGAACCATGCACGAGGAGATGTCAAGTAGTGATTCATCTTGATACCTTCTGGCAGAGCATTCGTAGCCTTCAGTACGTTCACATCGTTGTTCGCACTACCTGGAGTGTAAACACTCTTCAGGATACGATTGGCATTATACCATTCGTTACGAGCAATGATGAGAGAGCGAGGCATTACGTTAATCAGCAAGCCACGGTCGTTCTGGAAGCCCATGATGGCAATCATTGCATCTTCCAACGCTGCTTCAGACAAGTCAACGTCTACAGCAGGTCGGTTAGCCCATGTACCACCAGAGGTATTAGGATGAGCAGTGGAGGCCAAAGTAGCACCATCACCACCAACATAACCAGCAGTGAAAGCTCGGTTATATACGTTAGCAGCCACGTTCTCTTTAGTCTGACGGAAGGACATAGCCAAGGCCGCTGAACGGCGTTTAGATACGTTTTCATACAGGTTGTCATCCAGTTCTTCCTTAGTTACAATGTAGCCAAGTGCATACGCAACGTGGGTGTAACGGGTTGTGAAACCTTGAACTTCTGAATCATATACAACACCACTACCTTCAGCTTTGCGTGGAGCCAAACCGAAGCCAGTCAGTTGTACATCTTCTTCATAGTTCTGGCTAGAACTGTCTTTATCAAACAGGTCTGTATACTCTTCTACGTGTTCAGCGTAGACTTGGCCCCACCAGGCCTTAACGCCAGGCCATAGTGCTTTAGGGTGTGATGCGGTAGTAATTACTCCTGCCATGTGAAATACTCCTTAAAAATTAAATTAACTGTAGTGCTATTAAACGCCGGTACGACCAGTAACAGCGCCATTACGAGAATGGATGTTAAAGCGTACTTGCAGAGCTGCATAACTACCATAAGCATTGTCATCACGCTGTACCAAACCAAGAATCTGGAAAGGAAGTGTGTTGGTAGTTGCAGGAGTAGTAGCAACAGTAGAGGCGTATGGAGCACCATTACCCAATGTTGTTTGGTTAGCTGTGATTGTTACAGCACAGTTGTTGCTTGCATTTGCAGCAGCCCATACAGTTACGTCACCTTGAAGTTCAAAGATGGTATCAGCATCGTCTACAACATACAGGTAATGTGCACCTGAGTTGATTGGCAGATAAGTCTTTTCTAATGCCAGAGAGTTACCTACCAGAGACACACCAGGATCTGCTACACGAATACCTACAATTACACCAACTGGTTGAGCGCCTACTGATACAGCACCTGCCCATTTGATTACGTTAGGAACACCTTGAGCATCACTGCCTGCTGCCAGCATTACGATGTCACCAATGGCATAGCTATTAGTTGCATCTGTTGGTACTGCGTACAGAGAGGCTTTCTGGTTCCATGCTGCGGCACCAGTGTTTTGGAGAGGGCTTAGGCCCTTAGGACGGTTTACATTTGCCATATTTATTTTCCTTTGTTATGGTTTATATTGAATCTTGGTTCCTTTTGGGGTATAGAACCCTTCTGAGGATTGCCCATCTTTTACATTCTTGCCAGAGCGAATAGTATCATCTACATAGTCATTGCGTCCTTTCAAGTCTGCTTGATCTTCTTCATGCCACTCAATACGTTGTTTCATAAGAAACGCGTAGAGAGCACCACCAGAAGCATCTGTACCTACCAGATACCTAACTCGATCGCTAATGTCTGTGTTAGTAGAAGTAACACGTTCAACCACACCATCGACTTCCTCTGGAGTAACCATTTCATATCCGCCATCTAAGGCTTCTTGAATTCGTCCTGGAGTGTCATTCATAATGTGTAGGTGGTAACCTGGGATGGATTTACCAACCTTTAGCTTCTGTTCTGTGCCATTGAATACACCACGTTTCTTACGTGTAGGTTTACCATCACGTACATCTGCTTGATGCTGTTCCAATCGACCTTCAATCTTAGCTCGTTTTTCTTCTACTGTATATGCAACTGCCATCTTATCTCTCCTTACCACTCGTAGCTATTAACATACTCTGCCTGGGTCATTAGACCTTGGCGGACAAACTTATCACATGCACTCTTAGCTTCAGAAGGAAGTGAGGCATAGCCTTTACCCCCACCACTAGAGCGTGTTGTAGATGTAGAAGAACTTTCTACAGGGGAACGAGGACGAATACGTTTTCCAAGTTTCTCTGCTGAGAATGTTGCTTCCAATTCTTTATCCAAAGATTCAAAGAAAGCTTTCCCACGGAGCCACGGTTGTTCTTTAGACAACTGAGCACCAATTGCATCAGTTGCAGAACGCATACGTGCATCCTTAGAGTACCACTCGTTACCAGACAACCACTCATCAACTTCAGGTGAAGTCTCTGGTGCAGCTTGTTTCTCTGGCTCCACAGCCTTACGTTTTTCTTCTGCATGTAGTTCTTTAACTGAGTCAATCTGTTCTTCTAGATCCACAGCCAAATCACCATCACCAGACCGAATAGCGTCTTTCTTTTGTTCCTTCAACCGAGTAAGTTCAGTTTGAAGATCTGCCGCTTTACGCTCATAAGAGTCTCGTTGAAACTTCTTAAATTCATCAGCAGCTTCTTTAAACTCTGTCATCTGTTTCTTTGTAGATTCCAATTCACGCAAAAGACGTTCATTGTTTTTACGAAGGATTGGGTTAATTTCCTTACCTCGTTTAACAAAACTCTCTGCATCAGCCCATGAAGATTCATCTCCACGAAACTCTTCCAATGGAACCCAACCAAATTGTCGAGCTTCTTTTTCTAAACCTACTTGAACTTCATCTACAACAATGTCTTCACTCATCTTATACTCCCTTAGCTAAAAACGGATCTACTAACTTTACATCGTCATCTAATGTAGCAACCACATCATCGTCATTGATGATGCGATATTTAACGCCATCTTTCCCTAGGTAAACAAGGCCTGCATACTTCGCAAACACAATGCGACTCCCTGAGACACACCACGTATTAGCTTCAGTACCAACCTCAATAACCTGCCCAGTTGTGTTGGACATCTCCTCACGGTCCTTCATAACACCATGTGAGATGATGATGCCACCTTTGGACATCTCTGCAATCTCCAATGGTTTGATTAGGATGCGCCAACCTTTAGGCGTAATGCCACTATTGTTTTCCATGTAAACCTTCCTGTAGATCTTCGTATTTCATTTCTATAAGCTCCAGTAATGCAGAAGCCTTCCCTTTTACCCATTCCCCATTCTCA